AGATTTGGGCGACCCTACTGACCTGGAAGCAGGTTGGGACATCCACTTTAAGCGTGTTAAGACCGGTCCTAACGTATACAATGTTGAGTATACTCTTCAAACTTTAAAGTGTCAGAAAGCTATTCGCGCTCTGACAGACGAAGAAAAAGATGTTGTGGCTGGTGCTACTCCTATTGATGAACTTCTAACTCGTCCTACTCCCGATGCTCAGAAAGAGTTATTGGAAAGAATTATGACGGCGGGTGCAGGTGCAGACTCAAACACCGATGAAAGTATTGAAGATGAGTTTGATGTTGCCTAATGAAGATTCTATTCTCTGCCGATTGGCATATTAAATTAGGTCAAAAAAACGTGCCCCTGAACTGGGCACGTGCTCGCTATGATTCATTCTTTCATCAGATTCATATCTTGGAAGACGATGCTGATTTGCATATTATTGGCGGCGACCTATTCGACAGAGTACCAACAATCGAAGAATTAGAATTATACTTTACTTTTGTAAAAAAGTGTAGTATAGAAACGATTATCTATGATGGTAATCATGAAGCTACTAAAAAGAATAAAACTTTTTTCACAGCTTTAAAAGAAGTTACTAACTCACTCAACCCCTTGGTCTATGTAATAGATGAAGCTTTTGAGGACGAGAGAGGCTTTAGTATTTTGCCTTATTGTGATTTACACAAGAAAAGCTCTATAGAAATGCTAAATAAGTCTCTACCCGTGTTTACTCATGTGCGCGGAGAAATACCTCCTCACGTTACTCCAGAGGTTGATTTAGATAGATTTAAACGATTTCCAATAGTTTTTGCTGGGGATTTGCATTCTCACTCAAACTGTCAACAAAATATAGTGTACCCTGGTAGTCCTATGACAACTAGTTTCCATCGTTCTAAAGTAGCGACGGGAGTAATTACTATAGATACAGAATATTGGGAGTGGGTTTGGGATGAGTTAGAGCTTCCACAATTACTACGCAAGACAGTAAGCGACCCTGCTGATATGATAAATGGTTTATATGACCACGTTATATATGAGTTAGAGGGAGACCTTGGTGACCTTGCAAAAGTAACCTCTACTGAACTTCTTGATAAGAAGGTTGTAAAAAGAAGTTCTGAAGCTACTCTTGTACTAGACAAAGAGCTTACAATCGGAGAAGAGTTAGTAGAGTATCTAATGTATGTACTAGAGATACATGATGAAAAAATACCAGACATATTAGGAATATTTAATGATTACGCTAAAAACTTTGAAATGGAGTAATTGCTTCTCTTATGGAGAGGGCAATGAGCTTGATCTTTCTGATACCAAACTAACTCAGATTCTGGGCAGTAATGGTGTTGGTAAATCATCTATTCCTCTTATACTGGAAGAAGTGTTATTTAATAAAAACTCGAAAGGAATAAAGAAAGCCGATATTCCAAACAGAGAATTAAATAATGGATACTCAATCTACCTTTCATTTTCGAAGGGTGGAGATGAGTACGAAATAGACCTTCAGCGTAAGTCTTCGCTTAAAGTAAAGTTTCTAAAGAACGAAGAAGATATTGGCAGTCATACGGCCACCAATACTTATAAAAGCATACAAGAAGTTCTTGGAATTGATTTCAAAACATTCTCTCAGGTAGTTTACCAAAATACAAACGCAAGTTTGAATTTTTTAACTGCTACTGATGCTAATCGTAAGAAGTTTCTTATAGACTTGTTAGGGCTAGAAAAGTATGTAAAACTTTTTGATGTGTTCAAAGATGCTTCTAGAGAAGTCGAGCAAGAATTTGCAACGCTTGAAGGTCGCATTTCGACTATTGAAAAATGGTTGGAAAATAACCGTTTGACCGATACTACCCCACGAGAACTTGTAAAAGTACCGAAAATGTCGGATGACGATGAGGAAGAATTAAGTTCTCTTATGGCTGAAATTAAAAATATTTCATCAACGAATCGACAAATTTCTCAAAATAATCAGTATAAAAAATTATTAAAAGAAATTAATATTTCTGAAATTAATGCTATCAAAGCCTCTGAATTTCAGTCTTATGATGAGTTGCAGTCACAGCTAGGCGCTATAGCGGGGTCGATCGGCTCTTCGGAAAAAGTCATTCGAAAGATGGAGAACCTGGAAAATGTATGTCCTACCTGTGAACAATCCGTTGACTACGATTTTAAAGAAAAACACATCTCGGGAGAGAAAGAAAAAATTAAAATCGAAAAAGACAGACAAGATGATATCCAGAAGAAAATTAAAGAAATTCAAGAAAACAATGAGAAATTCAAGCTAAAATCTACAAAACAGAAGGAGTGGGAGGATTTGTATCGTTCAGTGGACGACTCTCTCCCGAGCCTTCTTGTAGATGAAGAAGAACTTAAAATTAGAGTTACGCAAGTTCGTAATCGAATTGCAACTCAAAAGAACGATATTGAAAAACTTCAGAGAGAGAATGAAGCTCGTTCTGCATATAACGCAAAGATTGAAGTTATAAGCGAACAAACAGAAGAGTTTCAAAAGCAACTCGAAGAAGTATCCACTCGTTACAGTAGAATTGCTGAAAGAAAAGGTAATCTTGAAATTCTTAAAAAAGCCTTTAGTACTAATGGTCTAATAGCATACAAGATCGAAAATCTTGTGAAAGAACTGGAAGAATTAACGAGTGAATACCTCGCAGAACTTTCAGACGGTCGTTTTACTCTGAATTTCGCCGTAAATAACGATAAGTTAAACGTAGAAATTACAGACAATGGAAATATAATTGATATTCTTGCGCTTTCTAGTGGGGAACTAGCGAGAGTAAATACTGCCACTCTTCTTGCGATTCGTAAGTTGATGAGTAGTCTTTCTTCAAGTCGTATCAATGTATTATTCCTAGACGAAGTTATGACAGTTTTAGACGAAGTAGGAAAGGAGAAACTCGTAGAAGTTCTATTAGAAGAAGAATTGAACACCTACCTAGTAAATCATGGATGGTCTCATCCATTATTAGAAAAAGTAGAAGTTCATAAATCAGGCAATATAAGTAGGTTGGTAGCATAATGGTAGATTCAAGAGCAAAAGGAGCGAGAGGGGAATATCTTGTAAGAGATATGCTTCGAGATGCCAGTGGCCTACAGTTTGAGAGAGTCCCCAGTTCGGGGGCTCTTTCTTATCTTAAAGGAGATTTATACGTTCCCGACGAGAAGAATTTATTCTGTATAGAAGTAAAAAACTATGAAAAGTCTCCTCTTACAGATAAAATATTTACAAACAAAACAAACTATCTTTTGCAGTGGTGGGAGAAAATAGTAAAGCAAGCCGAATTAAAATTACAGCAGCCTTTACTCTTTTTTAAATACTCAAGATCAAAAGTGTTTGTAGTAACAACTCTAAAACCTGAAAATACTAGGTATACTTATGTTTCTTGGTTAGATTGTTATATAATGATAGCTGAAGAATGGCTAGACCAAGAAAAAGTGGAGTGGATAGGTGGTTAGTTTTAAAGATCAAATTATGGAAAAAAACAACAATGTTCTAATAGTAGATGCTATGAACATTGCTTTTCGTTGGAAGCATCAGGGAAAATTAGAGTTTGAGCTAGAATATCTAAGAACTGTGGAGAGTTTGGCTCAATCTTATGAATGCAGCAACATTATTATTGCGGCAGACTGGGGTAATAGTAAGTACAGAAAAGAAGAGTGTCCCCAGTATAAAGAAAATCGAAAAGAAAGATACAAAGATCAAACTGAAAAAGAAAAAGAAGAAATAAGACTTTTCTTTGAGGAATATGAGAGAACACTTATTACTCTCTCAGAAAAGTTTCTAGTTCTTCGATACCAGGGAGTTGAGGCAGACGATATTGCTGCCTACGTTGTTAAAAATAGAGAAAAGTACGGAATAGATGATATATGGCTCATTTCAAGTGACCGTGACTGGGATTTACTTGTTGACGAATATGTATCACGATTTTCTACAGTTACTCGTAAAGAGACTACAGTATTTAACTGGGAAGAGTTTTTTGACTTCCCAAGAGAAGAGTATATAAGCTATAAAGTATTGACCGGAGATAAAGGAGATAATATAGACGGCATTCCAGGAATAGGCCCAAAAAGAGCTACAGACCTTATTCATCAGTATGGAAGTGCCTTCGATATATATGACGCTATACCTTTAGACGGAAGATACAAATATATTCAAGCCCTTAACGAGAGTGGCGATTTGATATTACAAAACTATAAAATGATGGATCTTATTACCTATTGTGACGAAGCAATA